CCACCTGCTCCGCCGCCAGTATTGTCAACCCCAGCGGTTCCCGCTGATGCTGACTTTCCCGCCCGGCCGGCGCCTCCAAAAAAACCACTTCCACCGTGACCGCCAACAGCGTTAAGTGTTGAATCAATAGTGGCATTGTTTGATGTTCCGCCCCAACCGCCAGGAACAACAAAACCGTTAGCTGGCGCCGTGACTGAACCGCCTCCGCCTCCACCGCCTGACGCTAGGCGAGCCGCGCCCCCGCCGCCAAAACCAGAGAGAACTGAACCAAATGTTGTTATACTTCCGCTACCAGAGGTTGTGGTGCTCCCGTTAGTGCCAGACCCTGACGATCCGCCCCCACCGCCAATTAGCCTGACCCGAAGCCAACGGATCCCAGAGGGACATGTATAAGTCCCAGAGGCCGTTCCAATTGTCACAACTGTCGGACCAGAGTTTAGCTGCCAAGCGGGAGGCATCGCAAGCCCACCAGAGCCAACCGACATCAAAAACGATGCGGAATTCGATGTGTTTCCAGCAAGGCGGGCCGCAACTCCGCTTCCAGACCCAATAACAATGTCCCCACTCGTGGTCATAGGGTTAGCTAAAACCGTAGTCCAAGAAAGTTGAGACGATCCGCTAGAGGCCGTTAACGCCTGTTGCGCTGCCGTAGGAGTCCCAGCCGGATACGCAAGCGGAAAAGCTGCCCCACCAGCACTTTGAGTAAACGAAACTGAACCAATCGTAACTGTTGGCGCAACGACCTGAGCACTCCGAATGGTGTTTGAACAAGAGACATTGCCGCCAACAGTAACGTCCCCCCCGGCCGAAACATTTGTAACCGCTGAAACAAAGGTTGTCGCCGAGACAGCCCCAGTTACAGAAAGTCCACCAGAATGAAAATTCAAAATCTGAACGCCCGCACTCGCCCAGCCCCACTGACTAGCACCAGATCTATAAAATCCAGACGTGGAGTCGGTGGAAAGAAACATCGCAGGGCTTCCGGCATTCCCAAGACCAAAACCAAACTGAGGCGCACCGTTTGGAACAATGGCATTTGAAGTGTTCAAATAAATGCCGATGTTTCCTGTATTTTCGGCGTTTCTCCAGAAATAACCCTCGTCATTGGCAAACCTTAAAACACCGGTAGTCGCAGGACTTGCCGTATACGTACTAAAAACCGTTGACTGCACAGACGTTGAAGCAACAACAGAGCCGCCAACCTCAACCCGTGAAAACGATTTCGTCCCGCTAAACACCTGGCTTGCCGTAGAAACAACACCAGGATTAAGAACATCGGCCGGCTGTAAGGTTAAAACCTGGCTTGTTGACGAAACCGTCGCACCTTGAGGATTTGGATTTGTTCCAACAACCGTTAACCAAATGTCGCCAGTGTTAGATCCAGTGGGACCAGCGACCCACTTGCCAGACCCTTGAGCATCAATAGACTTCCAGTAGTGTTCAGCAGAGCCTTCGTCAGCATTCTGAAACTGAATGAGCCCGCTTCTTAAGCCGGCAGATAAAACAATGTGACCACTTACCCCTACACCTGAAGAGGTTGTGCCGGGCTGAAGCCTGATTTCACCCGTGTCCCCAGAGATATCCCCATCGCCAGTTCCAATAAAAACGTAACCGCTATCTCCGGCGCCCTCAGGAACACCAGAATAAATCTCAACGTTTCCTGTGGCCGAATCTCCAGACGAAGTGTTTCCAGTCTGGATCTGCAAGGTTCTCGTCGTTCCAGAAACGAAATCGACAGTCTTAATTACCGACGTAGAAGTACCGGAACCAACAGTTAATGTTCCGCCAACGTTTACGTGAGTGCCAAAAGTCTTTACCCCACCAAAACTTTGAGACGCCGAACTAACAAGACCGGGAAAGACAGCGTCCGCCGTCTGCATAAAGAGACTATTCGAACCAATTGTGGCGCCCGTAACCTTTTTGGATGCCGAGTCCATTGAGCCAACAACAAGCGGAACACTGGTCCCGCCAACCGCGACCCACGAACTCGTCTGAGCGTCCCAAATATATAAAATATCCGTATCTTGTGCGACCGCCGCAATTACTCCACTAGGAGCAGGAATAGGAAATAGCCCCAAAGTTGGGTAAGAGACAAGCCCGCCTTCAATCGGAAACTGTGCAAACCCCATTTATAGGCCCTGACTCTTTGAGTAAACGTAAGACGACAAAACCCCACTGGCACTCGAATGAACGTAAACCGTTCGGATCCAAGGGGCGGCAACTTGCCTTAAATTTATGTAAAAAGAAGAGCCGGAACTTGTGGATGGCGTAGTAGTTAAAGCCAACTCGTTCCACGCTCCGTTTTGGAATTGTCCAGTCTGCGGAAGACCCGGATTATAATCAACCGACGCCTGAACCTGCATATTTCCAGACGGATTTCCGGACCAGTTCCACTGAAGGCCCACGTTATCAAGGTATTGAATTGATGTTGCTGAACTTATGACAACTGTTCCAGGAGTCGAGACGGAAACACTTGAGATGATGGGAAATGTTTTGGCGACATTTTTTAGCATTGAAGCGGCCCCTTTTGGGTAAAGCCCTTATGGGGCTAGCCCTTACTCAAAGCCAATTCGATGTCACTCAGGCCGATCTTGTTTTGTCTTTGTCCTTTGAGCCAAGGTCATTCCAGTCGGCTTAAAGTTTGGCTGTTGCGCGACCTTTGGAATAAAAGCCATTTGATTAGCCTGAATCGAGGCGGGGGACAAAATTTCGTCAATCGGATGCCCAAAGAAAAGAGAAAGAGATTGTTTCACCTTAAACGGAATTTCCCCGCCCTTTGATTTTACATCCATTGCGGTATCCATAACCCGCGCCTTCATTTCTTCATAAAGCTTTGGGTAAACTATCTGAAGAGTTTCAACAGTGGCCGGAGTCAATGTTCCACGTCGAACCGAAGAAAGAGCGTCCACAGGGTTTTCCACAATTTCCATGTAATGTTCAAAATCAGCGAGCTCCGTGGCCGAAGGAATGTAGGGCTTTGAAAACGGATTTTCGTGTGGCGGAAACGGAATCTTGCTCGATAAAAACTGACTCCCAGTGATGGCAGCAAGCTGCATGGCCGACACCCCATCTGGCATCACATCTTGAATGTGTCCAGTCGCATCGTTTAGTCGCGCAATTGCAGCATCAGAGTTATTGGTGAATTCAGCAAACTGCTCGGAAAGCTGTCTGTATTTGTCCACCTTTTCGTCATAAGCAAGATTAAAAATTGGGGCCTTTGGTTTTTCGGCCAACTTAATCGCTGGATCAAAAATAGACTTAGCGCCCCTTCCAATGGCGTTTGTGGTTTTTCCTATGATTCTTTCCATCGCCGCAAGCTTATTGATGTACTCAATTGGACGTGTGGCGATGTTATAGGCCTGTAAAGCCGCTCCCACAATTGGAAGCTGGGTCGCAATGGCGCCAGGAAGTAAGTCCCCCATCCCTAAGGTTCTACCCTTCATGTTCTGTGCGGCCTCCATGTACTTAACCTGAGCTTTTCCAACCGACATGTTCGCCTTAGCCAAAATTCCAGGCATTTCGGAAAATTTCGTGGCATCCCAAAGAGAGTTTGGCACGTTGGCAAACGTGCTTTCTAAATGATCTGGCAAATCATGGAGAACATCAAAATAATCATCCAGCATCTGAAACGTTTGCGGGTCTTTTTCGGAATTCTTAATAGCCTTTTCAATTTTGCCGCGGTCAAACTCCCACTTAGCCTTAGGCCCGTACCCTGATTTTTTCATAAACGTCTTTTGAAAAACGGTGGGCCGATGATGCCTCGGACTTACAAAATCATAAAGCTTCGAGAGAATCTCATCATGCGCAGACTGAGAAGACCCCACAAGCCCAAATGTGTCTGGATCCTGAATGGCCTTTCGTACCTGACCCATAACATCGTCGATTACCTCACGGGAGGCCGTCGCCTTAGCCGACATTTTGTCATAAACAATGTCGCCAAGAGCCTGTCTTGTGCTCTTTAAGCGTTCAAAAATCTTTCCAGGAGTCTGCTCCTTTGCGAAACCTTTTACGATCGCGTCCCTTGCAAGCTCCAGATGTCGCGTTGGACCTGGATCAAAAATGTGCGGCTCAGCCTTCATCCTCCCAATAGCCTCATCCATGGCAGAAATCACACCTTGCCTTGCGCTTTGAACAACGCCCATGGGTGCCGAAGTGTCTATGAGCGCCTCAACTTCTGCGGGCCTGATCGTGTCGTTTAATTTCTTAATCGAAGTGTCGATGTTTCTTTTTACGGAATTAAGCTCACTCGTCACATTGTCGATGAGCGATGCCCGTTGGTCCACATCAAGAGTAATAGCCCTGTTTCTCATGGCATCCGATAGCTTCATTTCAGGATCAACCTTATCAAGTAGTCCTAAAATCTTGCCCTCATCACCATGACCCGTTCCAAAAACATAGTCTCTTATTTTTTTTATTCCATTCTTTGCCGCACTTACTCCCTCAGGAACGCCGATAACAGCACCTTTCAACGCCCCACCTAAAACACCCCCCCAAAAGGCGCCATGACCAAAGTTAGCCAAAATCTTTTCGCCATTAAGATTGGGGTCCCCCAAAGAGTACTCCGTTATCGAGTTTCCAATTCCTGTGTAAAGAGCCCCCTCAACAGCAGATCCTGCCGCAGTTGCGCCAATTGATTCGGCCGCACCCAACACCTTTGCGGCAGTAGAGGAGTCTTTGGCAAGATTTGCCGCCTTTAAAGCCTTTACCCCTTGAGCCGTGGCCTTTCCGGCCTTACCGATAAGTGCAATAGGACCTGACGGGGTGAACAAGGCGGCCGCAGCTCCACCGATTTCCCCCACCACTGAAGCGTTAGGGTTGAATTCCTTAAGAGCCTGCAAAGTCGAAGCATCCGCAATTCCCGAGTTGACCATTGCAAGATCGGATAGACCCAGTGTGGCCCCACGGAGTGCGCCGGCACCTGTTGCCAATAGCTCATTTCCAAATCCGGTTCCATAATCCCTCTTTAATCTTGCCTGTTCTATGAGTTCCTTAGGCGCCGCCTGATAACCTTCCTTGAATGCCGCCTGCAATTCATTGTTCGGTAATGATACGACTTCGCCGTCCGGGTTTAACACGTTCGTATACCCTTGAACAACGCCGCCTTCCGCCATGTTTTGGGGCTGGACGACGCCGCCGAAGGCGTAGTTGTCGACTGTGCCTTTGGCTTTCCCAATTGGCGTAACGCCCTTCATTGCCAGGCCGTCGTCGATTTTTTTCTGCACAACACTTTTAAATGAATCGCGTGTGCCAAACTGAGATTTGACGTAATGTTTTTGTTTTTCAGAAAAGCCGTCCCACAGGCTGTCCGCCGTTGGGTACACTCGATTTACCTTTACGCCTTTGGCCTCCAAGGCGTCGGCGGCCTTTGACAGGCGCAATTGGGACGGGTTCCCTGGAAAAAGAATGCGGTTGAGGGACTCGTCTGGCGTCAGCATGTACATGTTAACCGTCGACCCTTCTGGGATTGCGGGAACGTAGTCGTCACGCCCGATCAAATCGGACGAAGTGTGAATTTCGGCGGGAAGCCCCATTGATTTATGTCGCAACAGCAGCTGTTTTCCAGCGCCGAATTTTGAATCAATCCATGAAAATGGATCTGGGTTTGTTTTGTGGTGGCTTACCCCTGGCGCGCCAATAACACCCGTAGGTGTGGCAGCGAAGTTAGGCAGTCCAGTCAATTTTCCGTCTGGGTCGACAGCGTAGGGCATGTTTGAATATGGCTCTTGGACACCCTCGAGCGTCTTTATGAATTTTTTCGCATCTTTCCCAAAGCGATTGGCAAGCTCGGTCATTACATCTTTGGCGTCGTCGGTATATGTGTCGTCGCCTTCCCAAAACGCATTTTTATACTGAGTTTTTCGCGGCTCGACCTTAGGCGGCGCATTGCGGGGGTTGTCGAAGGCGGACTTGCGAATTGTCTTAAGGTCTGTCATATCGACGCCGTGCCGCTGAGCGTGTGCGTGTGTTTCCTCGGCCTCATCTATGAGCCTCGGCACGACATCCCGTACTTCGCCAGTCTGCCCGTGCATCGCCGCAATTTTGGCTTCAGTAGACGGCGCGGCCTTCCCGCGCTCCGCAAACGCTTCGGCAGCATCGGCGATCATGCCCTTACCGGGATCTTTTACGCCCTTGATAATCGCAGGAGTTCCAGGAATAAAGTTAGCTGGAATTTGAGCACCAACGTCAACCGCCGTCGCCAAAGCCGCGCCTAAATACGGGTTGTCGGTCGCCTTCATCGCAATATCGACAGAGTCCGGCGAGTTTTTAGGATCGGAACCAATTCTACCCAAAACCCTTTCAAGAGCGAAATTATCAACGTTTCCCTCTTGGAGCTCGTGAATCGCCTGCCTAGCCGGCGCACCCAAAATTGAATCAAGAGCCTCCGCATAGCCCGAACTCTTTCGACCAGAGTCCCTGAACTTCCCCTCGCCCCATAAGGCATCAAGATAGGGGTGAGACTCAGTTTCAGCCGCCCTCTTTTCAATCTGACTTTCAACTTGGCGATACGGAGTCTCTTGAACAAAAGCCCTCACCCTGTCCTTTTCACCGGGGGTCATGTTCAAGATTTCGTCGATCTTTTTATTTTTCACTTAACCGGGCCTTCACTGAATTTTTTATAGGGCTGAAGCTTTAAGTCCACACCAAAGCTTGAAAGGATCGGAGTTTTTTCTGGAACCTTAGACCGAAGAGCTCTTAAAAGTTCAGCCTTTTTCTTGTCTTTAGTGCCCTCATTTTCCAGAATTCCAGTCACGTAAGGCCTAATCATGGTTCTTGCATCGGCATCAGTCATTCGCTCATCAATGATCTTTTTCACAATCGGCATAAGTCTCGCCTCAGCCGTGTCTATTTGCGCCTTCGACTGAATGGGATTCAAGACCCTATTCCCAACGGAGTTCACCTTAAACATGTCCTCAATAGTGTTATCAACTTCATTAATTCCAGTTTGAATAGCCCTAAAGGCGCCAAGCTCCTCAAAAGCCTTACCCTGATGCTCTTTGGGAATTCCACCTATGATCGCAGCGCTGACATCCCCGCTCTTCATAGCATTATTCATCATTTGTCGCTTAGCTGAAGCCTCCGCCAAATCCACCTGCACTGGTGCAAGCTTTGCCCGCCACTCAGCAATGGCCGCTTGAGCCTTTGACATAAGAATCGGGGAGTTGGTTTGCGCCGCAATTTTTGAAATCTGACCCTGAACAATGGAGGCCATTTGAAGCCTCGTCGCGTTTTCCGCCTGAACAAGACTCCCCTGTATCTGAAGGTTGTTCGATAACAAAGATTGTTTTTTTCCCAAATTTGCCTTCTGAGCGTCGATATCCCGATCAATTTGTTTGTTGATGTAATCCATAACGGCGTTACTCTGCGTTCCCATTAGACCCTGACCAGCTCCGCCTAAGAGAATCGCAATCCCTGTTCTGATTTTTCCGCCAGTGTCCTTACTATTCATATACCTGTTAGGATCAATCTCGCTTGCTGCAACACCTTGGGCGAGTTGATCGGCCTGATCCTGATAAGACTTCATTTTCTGCTGAAACATCTGCATCTGTTGTTCCTGAGCCTTTAAATAAGGATCAACAGTATCAGCAATTTGTTTTTGTTGTTCAGCCTCTGCCTCGGCCGCTCCCATAATGCCAGCAGCACCTTGACCGTAAATTGAATTAAGGTCTGGCAAACTTACGCCGCCCATAGAGCTTTGCTGCGTTTGTTGCGCGGGCTCCGTGGCCGACATTCTTGGATCAACTGGCGAAACCGCAACTTCAGGCTCAGGAGTTGGGAGCATTGGATTAAACTGCGGCCCTGGATCCATCGGGTTCCAGTCCATGGACATAGGCTTATTTTGTGACCCCGAAACAAACGCCATCGCCTCAGGAGATAGCTGATTACTTACTGGCTGCTGCGGAGGGGGAGAATATCTGTCTCCTAATTTTTGCAATTCAATCTCAAGTCCAGGCCTAACTTCCCCACCTTCGGAATATTTTGGAAGCCTCAGTATGTGCATTTGCCTGGCTGGATGAATGCCTTTTTTAGCGACCCTAAAAGTACTGCCGTCCGTAGTGTCGTAAATTTCGAAGTCCTTAGGATTTTCGCCTTTAAGTTGATAATGTTTGGGTAAAGACATTAGCAATACCCCCCTCTGTTCATTTTCTTTTGTCTAGCACTGACCACGGCTCCATATCCCTCAGGCGGAGGTTGACCGCCAGACTTCATAAGATACCTTACAAACTCAGCCGCTTTTTCCGGAGCGTCTTTTCCCTGAACAACAGTTCTTGGGAGAACAATTTCCCCTGGACTTAAAAGGGCTGGAACAACATCGTTTTTAACCGAGTCACCCCTAACGGGGGCTTGACCCGGAACCATTCCGCCATCGTTTAAGAGCCCACCCAAAAGACCGCCGCCGCCGCCCTTTTTTCCAAACTGAAGGCCGTCACTTCCACCCTCAGAGTCTCCACCGCCTCCGATATTTATTCCACTCCCCTTAGAGTAGTTCGCTGTTCCAGACACGTTTGAAGCAAGAGTTGGAGAATCAGTGTCTAAAAGCGGGGCTCCACCTTCTGGATCCTTCATCAGCCCACCAGAACTCATCCTCGGAACAACACCGCCCCTATGAGCCAAAAGACCCAAACCGGCCGCAGAGAGAAGGCTTCCAGAAGTTTGGTTAATGGCCCTTGTGTTTTCGGCCGCAGTTTGACGGTTAAGCCCCGCAGCTCCCAACTGACCTTCTGTGATCGTTTGGTTTTGTGACGCCAAAGCACCCTGTTTAATGTTTTCTCCCTGGAGTGCATTTCCAGCCATAGCCTGTTGCTGCTGCATAAGAGCATTTTGTGCAGCGATTTGCTGTTGAGCGTTTAAGGCCGCGGCCTGTCCCACCGACTGTTGCTGAGCTCCAGCACCCTGGAGCGCCGCCTGTCTTGCGATAAGAGCTGGATTTATAGACCCGCCACGCACACCAGCCATCAAGGCCGCTTGTTGTTGCACGTTCTGCCCAGTTTGTTGATTTAACATCGCCTGGGCTGGGTTAGGGCCCTGGCCCTGGGTTTGCGCGAGAAGAGCGCGAGCCAAGTGTTGCTGTTGGTTATAAACCTCAGCCTGCCGCGACTGAAGAGCTGAAATCTGAGGTATAAAGTTTTGTGTTGTGATCGTAGGGTTTTGTACGAAAAACTCATTCTGTGCGGTTAAACCCTGAGAAATTCCCTGTAGCGGCTGGCCGATAGCATTCCCTACTCCACTTCCAACTTGACCAAAAACACTGTTGCTTGGGCCCTGAACGGTTCCACCGCTTTGAAAACTCTGAACGGGCTGATCATAATACTGCACACCACTTTCAAGCAAAGCCTCAGCGAGTTTTCTCGGCATTGAAGCATGACTTCCCTTTTTAGACATCTTTTCCCCCTTAACTTGTCCTATTTTTTGAGGCAATGTTCCCGGGCCAGGATTTCTTAAGCCCAGCCACAATCTGAATTCCACTCAACGTTAACCCAGCCCCCGCGGCCTCGCCCTTTGTCGAATCAAAATATTCATCAAAAGTAAGCTGAAACGCCTGGCACTGTTGCCGTTCAAAACCAATTTGCCACTGCTCGGTCGAAGCTCCACCGCCCCAAACAATAACGGATCCCCAACTTGTTCCGCTTCCCCAAGAGCCGGAATAGTTATCAGGAACAACCGTTGCGACCTGCCACGGATCCGGCTCATAATCGTAAGCAATCCCAACCCGGTAAATATGGGGGCTTAAATATTTTCCCAAGAAATATGCACGGTATGCACGCTGATACCCTTGGAGGCCCGCCAAGTTGAGCCATCCGGTTTTAAAGCGCATGAGAACAGGATTTGTCCCGTCAAGATAGGTTCCAGGACTTTCCTGGTAAGCCTTGCCACTTGAATTAATAAAGGTGTGAAGGTTCTGATAAAGGGCGCTGGAAATGTTCGATATGCCACTAAAAACGCCCCACTGACCAACAAAATAATCGTACATAAGGGTCTGCCCGTTAGCCAAACCGAGCCTTATTTGATTTGTCTCTGGGATTGAAAGGGCGGACGTGACTTCAATATCGTTAAAATCATCAACTTCTTTTCCAATGTACTGAGTGGACAGGTCACGACCCAACAGCCAGATACCTTTGTCGCTTTGAAACATGAGGCCTTGCGGCGTCATAACAATCGAGTTTTGGTTTTCACAACCAACCACAGAGGTAATAAACGTTGGCTGAGAGTATTGGCTCCCAACCCCCGTATCGTCGGGACCAGTTCCGTTGATAAAGTAAATCGCATTTTTCTTGAAGATAATAAGCTTATCGTCCATCGGAGCAATACAGCGCATAGGACCCGTTGGGCCCTGAGCCCCAATGTTCGGATTTACGAACAATGTGAAAAGGTCAGAAAGATCAACTGGGGTCGCCTGAATAACCCTCTTAGAAAACCACAAGGCGTTTTTGTTTTCTGAATCAATCCCACATAGTCTGTCGTCAAAAGAAGTGAGCGCATCAAAGGCCGGGCCGCCGATGTTTTCAACAACTCCACCCTCAGTGTAAAGGAGATTATTCCCAAGAATTGCTGAATCTGAATTTGAGTCAGTGAAACGGATATTATCCACCGAAGTGGAATTGACTACAGGGCGGTCAATGCTCGTCACCTGATAGTAGTTTTGTTGAGCCGTGCTCCACCTATAAATAACAACCTTGACAGGATTTGCGACCTTCCGCGTGACCCTCAGGGTGGGAACAAAAACCACAACCTGAGAAAAACCTGAAGCCACAGTGATTGATGTTGGAATACTGGGAGCCGATCTAAATAAGTTTCCTTGATTATCAGACCATTCGTACGTAGCCCGGTAAAAATATTGCTGATTGGTCATGCTGCCAACGGTTCCGCTTTGCGAACAAACGACATTGTCAGGGTAAAGGTGAAAGCCGTTCTCGGTTACCTGTTGACCGTCGTACCCGTAGAGGTATCCACCGTTAAAATTTAAATTTTGTCCAACCTCAAGAGCCGATAAATCGTCACTTGTAAATTCATACTTAGCCAAATTAATGCCAAGCTGCGAATAAATCCCTGCCGTTTGGGTTCCCGCCGCTAAGTTAGTCTCCTTGTTTACGGCCTGAACCTCTTCTTTGAAGAGATACGGAATGCTTACCCGATCGCCGCTAACTGATGCCTGGGGCAAAATCCTTGTACCTAAATTTTCCGCGGCATTTCCGTAAGCCAGCTTAGCGATGGCCCCGCCCGTTGAATTCATCAAAAAATAAGTGTTCTGGTAAGCAGTTGACGTGTCATTTGAGTTTGTAGCTGTTGGCTGAGACCGATAGTTGGCCAAAAAGAAGTCTTGGCTTCCAAGAATAAAAGCCTTAGAAGAAAGGCCAACAGACCGAACCAAAACAACCTGAGTATCGACCGACCCCGTTTGAGTAACAAAACCTTTAGAAATGTAATCGGTTCGCCCAGCGCTTCCGTAAGCGTAGGTATTTCCATTTTGTAAATAAAGATTCATAATACCGCCCTTGGCGGTAGTAGTGAACGCATAGGGGCCAAAACCGATTGAAACCGGAAAAGAAACTTGCGAAGAAAAAAGCGTCGTCAAACTCTGATCAGTCGCCACACTCATGACAGAACCAGATCCAAGTGCTTTCCAGGTCGTCCAAACAACTGGTGATATGCCGGTCGTATCCGCGCAAACAGAAATTATGTTTCCCGAAGCAGATCCAACCGGAGTCTCAACCCCTAAAGCCAAAAATGAGTTAATGGAGTTTGACTTAATCCCTGCGCCGCTTTGTCTGTTCCAAGAAAGATAAAGGCTGTTGTTGGCAACAACCCCATCAAATGAATTTAGAGCCGGGAAACCGGTCACACTTGAAACAGCAAAGTCAGTTGAAAAGTCAGATACAGAACCAACAACATTGGGATTAATTGAACTGACCGGCATATATTGAAGGTGCCAAGCCGAAGCCGTTCCAATGGTCGCAAAGGAAATAATAAAATTATTACTTAAAGAAAAAACCCTGGCCGCATAGGTCACAGTCCCAAACGTCGAAGTAATTTGCCTGGGCGTTGTGACGTTTACCCCAGTAATTGAATCGGAAATAACCCATTTTTGGACCTGGGACGTGGTCGATCCGGCCGGAACGTCGTCCACATAGACCGTACAAATAAGGCCATTAGGAGCAATCGCCGCGTCCACCTGAGACTGGTTAAGATTGTTTCTTACTAAAGGAATAGTTGATAAAGATACCGGCTGAATCGAGCCGTTATTAATCCAGGAGACTTGCGCCTGAGACAGCGTCCTAACGTTCTGCCCAATGGCCACAAAATTGCCCATAAATGTTGTAGCAAAGGCTGAAGTCGAATCTGGAAGGCTAGGTAAAACTCCAAACCCATTTCTTTTTTGAAGGCGCCCAACCTTGTCGAACGTGGAGTTAAAAAGCTCCTCAAAACTTCCAATCGGGATCTGCCAGGGGTCTACACCCTGCTCTATTCCCTTCGCGAAGTTGATTGAAATTCCTTGTTTTTGAAGTGCCATTCATCCTCAAAGCTCGTACGCAATAAGTCTTGTCGAAGAAACGATACAAGTAGAACCAGAACTCACATTTTGAACGTCCAGCGTATAGGTGTAGGTTCCGGCCGCCACAGGATCCAAGCAACTTAATGCGCTTGGGTACGAGTGGAAGGTCAGTGACGTTGGAGCTTGAAATCTGGTGTTATAAATCTGAGTAACCCCCCGAGCGAAAGCCACATTAAGCGTTCCGGTGACAGAAAAAACAGATACGTCACCCGCACCGACTCCAATCAACATCAGCATAACAGGCCGCCCTGTTGTCGTGATCGTCACCGACATACTTCCAACATTCGTGTAAGACTGAGATACCGTCGAATACTGACCGCTAGACGTGGACACCTGCTGTCCGACAGCGGCCTGCATCGCCCTTGTTATCCCTAAAGCCTGAGGGATACCGGCCGACATGTTCCCGCTTGAGTCCATCGTCATAAAACAGGTAGACCCAGGCGTCGAAGGAAGTGCCTGCGCCGTATCCGACGACAGGGTTGGGGCAGACAAAGTAAGGCCAAAGGAACTAGCCCCGGAATTTCTTAAAATAACAGAGCGCATGTCCATGTTAGCCGCAACGTTGGCAGCACTTTGCCACACAAACTTAGAGCTCGCCGCAACGTAAGCGGCTGAAGCAGGAGAAGTTAGATTGGTGATTGAGCCAGGCGAACCCGCAACTCCCCCACCAGATGTGATTCTTACTTGATTGCCAGTTCCATCATTGAAATATAAGTCAACGCCAGCAACGTAAGTACAACCCACATCAGCCGTAGAACTTCCCGTAATGGGCGTGTCTTGTGCCTGAAATCGGACTGACCTGAGTGTCGTTGCATTGTTGTTGTTAAACGGAAGGTTCCCGTTAATATTAATCCCGTCCGGACTAATTTGCACACCCTTTCCCGAAGAGTGGTCGTGCTCATCAATGATACTTAAATCAGTATTGATGAGTGAGGCGTACGCTGGACCCGGGCTTGTTCCGACCCCAGGTACCGTAAGATTCATATTTGTTGTCGTTGTGTCTGGCATCTCAAAACACCCAAAGTTTGCACGTCGCGGCCGCGTCCGACGTGAGCGTTATTGTTTTTTCCGTTAACGGCTGGCTTCGATAAACCGTTGCCGCGGCATTTATATCCACAATGAACCAACCCCTAGGCCTTCTACCAAGTCTATGGTTAACAACGGTTACCCCGTTCGCAAGAGATACACTCTCCAAGAGAGTTCCATTTAGAATTGGGTTTGACAGAACAGGATCAAGCTCCGCCTTCCACTTCGTTTGCCAAAGCTGTAAAACCTGGTCCTCAGTTTTATAAAGTGGGAGCATTACTAATATCCCCCATCCCAACCACCGCCCCACTGACCGCCGTAACCGTCGGAACCGTTCCCAGTCCCTAAAACATCGGACACGTGAAAAGCCTGGCCAGCATCCCTTGCCTCGGCCATCGCCTCGATTCGTTCTTTCATCGCTTGCTTTTGAATCAATAGCGGGTTTATGTCGTTTTCCTGTTTTATCTGAGCCTTAATCGCAGCGTCGACAATTACAAACTCCTCCCAACCAGAAATCCCATCAAGCGTCGTAGAATCACTCCAAAAAGAGAGGATCGCAGAGGCGTTAGTTGAATAGGCATTTGCCGAAAGAGTAACACTCGTCGAAGCCACAGAAAGAATGGTAGTGTTGGGCGGAATAACACTCTGCAGGTGGGCATTCATTCCAACTTGCAATCCAGTCGTGTCCGGCATCGTCACCGTTGGATTTGCGATTGTGGTCCCTGAAGCCAATATAAACTGTAAACTTGTCGGCGCTGGCACGTACCAGATCTGCACCGTCTGCCCATTCATAGGGACCGGCATTAAGTAAAAACTATTCCCCTGAATTCGGTACCTAAGATTCGTGTATCCAATCCAATTCGTCTGAGTATTTGGGTAGGCCATCTTGTTGCGCTCAATAAACTCCAGTCTCCTTAGAGTCACCCAACCAGATGGACTTGCCGAATACTGTAGATCTGCCCCTAAGAGTTTATAAAACTTTGCGCTAGTGGATCCGTTCGTTTGAAACGCCGGAGACCCGTCCGGAAGCGGGTAACTTTGGCTGTTTGATGTCGTAAACTGGTAAGGCTGGGCAATGTAATAATCATTGCCATAAGCCCCAACCAACATGTCGTAAAGCTCTTTGTAGCTATTGGAAATATAGCCGTTAAACTCCGAGTCCGTAACCGCGTTGTTATTCTGTAGATCAGAACGCTGTCTAGCCTGAAGGCGAATTGCGCCCAAAGAAATGTCGGAGCTCGTGCTCAATTAATCCTCCACGGGGTAACATTCCGCCTCACAAGCCGCCCAACACGCCCTTAAGGCACTGGCAACACTTGAAGCGTCCTTTGACTCCACCGCTTGAATTAATTCACTCGCACACTGTTCTAAATCGGAAGGGGACCCGCTTTCACGGACCCCCACGTTTTCTGATTCTTCTCCAAGAATGGCCGTTAAAGCCTTCTTTTTGTCGCCCATCATGATCATTCGCCAACCCCTTTTGTTTAAGGACCAGTCGAATTACCCAAAATGAAGTCGACCCGGACAGTCTCGCCGTCACTAGGAGGCTGAGCCACAAACCCAGTTCCAGGACCAACACCGTAACCAAACTGAATCGCAATACTCGCATCAGTCGAGTTAGTCGCCGCAGTCGGAGGAACAGTCCTTATACTCACTTTGTTTTGAACGACAAAGACCACAGGAGCGGCCGGCGCCCTTTGCATATAGTTCGCAGCACCGCTAGAGCTACCAGTCGAACAATCATAAGTGACGTTAACACCCAAAACCTTAACAAAAGGAGTTAGGTTCTGTCCCGCAACAGTCCCAAGCTGAAGTCGGTACCTTCCACCAGTGGCTTGAAACGTGCCCTCGGCCGTTCCTGAAGCTGTCGGTAAAGGACCAGCCAGCGTGATGATTCCACCCGCCGCCGTAAAGCTTCCAACCGTAGTGCCGGCCTGAATATTAGCCCCAGCTAAACTCATCCCGCGGAATACCCCAGCAAAGCTGGAAACAGTTCCAAGAGACGAACTAGAGTCTGTCGTTCCGCCAGTAAAGGCGACCGACTCGTTCCATGCAGCACAAAAACCCTTAGAATTACTCGTATTAAGAGTTACAGCACCACTCGGCCCAAACTGAAGTTGTGCAGAGAGTGTCCAAACATTTTTTTCTTTAGTGAATGCGACGGCAGATCCGTAGACGTTTGCCATTGATTTCACCTTTCCTTTCGGTGGGCGGTTATAACTTTGTCCGTAGCCCCCCCGGACAAAGTGACGGCCCCGATTTATTCAGGGCCGCACGTTAAAACTTAGACTGATAACTTCACGTACATCGAGTGACCAGGCGCCCGACATCCAACCTGACCATAGCCAGCCATGCGGAACTCAAAAGAATCCGCAGAAGTTGAACGAAGGAACGACACACCGTCGTCGTCAATTACATGAGGCATTTGCTTCAAGGAGTAAAGACCCCAATCCTCAAGGTTAAGCATATAGGCCGCATATGGCGGACAGTTTCTATCTGCAATGACCGTGAAGTTGGACCCAGCTCCCTGAATTACGATACCCTTAAAGAACAAGTGCACGTTTCCATTTTCATCCTGAGGACCTGCAATTTCGGTCTCAAAAATGTTGCGGGCCGCACACGACTTCTGAAGAGCCGCATAAGCATTCGGACCAACAAAACAGTAATTCGGAAAGCCGCCTTCCATGAACAGCTGCGTTGAGCCGTCATAAAGAGCCTCTTCAACCGATTGACCGTTTGTCGAACCGTCGTAGTATCCACCAGCAAGACGCCACACGTCTTGTGAACGGTTCACACCAAAGAACACGTCGCTAGACGAAATGCTTTGGCTGTTTCCGATCCAAGCCTGTATGCCCGTCAAAGCCACAGGAGCCGTGTTCCCGTTAATGGTCGGACCAAACAAAGGACTTGTTCCAGAAATCTGGAGGTAGTCCGCGTTGGCCCAAGCAGTCGGCGACTGCGGAACAGTCGAGGGAGACGCTGCAGTGGCGTCACCAAAACTCAAAACGCCAGTTGAGCGATTGATCGTCCTCAGATACCCAATACCCGCACGCTGAGTGGGGTTAGAGCCCTGAACAGGATCAACGCTTGTAGCGTAGTAAATCTGTCCAACCGTAAAGTATCTGGCATCGGTCGGGTTAGTTAACGTAACCTGACCGTTTGCACTCGCACCAGAACCAACGGTCAAAATCTGACCAACGGAACCAGAGCCGCTTCGATACATTTGTTGGCTGATCAGGTTTGTCACACCCTGAATCATGGCGTCCATTGTCGCCATCTGACCGTTAACAAAAGCACCGATGTTCTGACTTGCCGCAAGCATCGCCTGGCGGTCAATAATATGAACGCCGTAAACACTCGCCCGAGTCAGGAAAAACTTAACGAACTTAGCGGGGCCTTGGTTTCCGGCCGTACCGCTTCCACCGTTAATGAGTTGGTTCGTGAGCTGAGCATTCGCAAAGACGTTTGAAATACCAGTAGGCGTTTCAACAATTGTCGGGAGCGGATACGTCTCACCGTAAAAATCCTCTTTCTTTGGCATCAAAGAAAAAAGTGGGTTGTTTTTATAGTATAAGATAGCCAGCTTTTGGCCATCATAGATCTGCTTTAGAATGCCGGAAATTTCCTGCATTCCAAGTGCGCCGGATGTGTTTGCTGAAAATGGGCCGTTCGCAATCGAACCGTTACCCTCAGCATAACCCCCGACAAATGGAGTAATTGCCATTTTTTACCGCCTTTCCTTAGCCCACGCGGGGTCTAAGAGATTCTGCATAAGCGATGGCCCTCCTTACGCGTTCCTCATCCGTAACGGGCTGAGTGCGCTTTTGGGGGCTCGCCGATAATTGATTGGTTAAAGTTTTTGGGGCGGCTTGTTTTGTTTGTTGAGTCTGCTTTTCCGCTTGGTTATCTAAGGTCTTTATGGGCACGGATTTCCATAAAGTTTGAAGTTTGCTTACCGTGTTGGCTTTGGCGTATTTTTGTTCCAGCCAATGCTCCACCTTGTCCGCGGCTTCAGAAATTTTCATAACTTTTCCAACGCCTGTTTCCGGATCCATGGTGCGTTTGTAGTGCTCGTCGATCACATCAAAAATGAGCGACTCCTGACCATCAAACGAAATAAGTTCGTATCTTTGTTTATTGTCAGATAAGAACTGACTGATTTGGCTCTTAAATCCACTCAAGGCACGTTGCTCTTGCTCCTCTGCTTCGCGCTTTCTCATCTGTTCAGCTTGATCTTTGTCTTGACTCAGTTGACTCTTGAGTTCCTCAATCTGACCCTGAAGTTCCTGAATCATCTTTGAAGGGGGGATTTCGCCCTCTTTCAGATATGACTCAGTCAGTTGGTCGTAAGATAAACCAAGAAGCTCCAGAGCTTTTTTAGAATTGCCGCCTTTGGCCGATTCGAATTCCTCAATTCGGGCAAGCTTTGCAGCTAAACCCTTTTCTTTTTCTTTCGCGGCACTTTCCCTCGCTAGGGCCTGCTGTTCGCGCCGAATAAGAGACTCAAGTCTGCTCGAAACTCGCTCATCTTTTCCTTGCGGCTGTACTGGGGGGGCCGTTGTGATTTGATCTAATCCCTTGTCCTGCAAAGGGGGGGGCGTAGACTGGTCTAAAATGCTCGCGGCTTCAGATGGGTTGTTCATAAATGAAGCCAAATTGATGTCTTAAACGGCCGTATTCACATTGGGAATTAAATCGCTCGTTGGAGTTGGCTCTGGGTTAGCAGGGGCCGCGGCCGGCGACACGCCAGGGGCCATCATTCCAGGTTGTGGCGGGGGCATTAGTACGTCAATTTGCTTTAAGAAAGTACGGATAAGGTCCAGTTTCTTTTCAGGTAAGTTGTTGAGTTTAGCTTGAGCATAATATTCAAGCGCCATCTTTCTGGCCTTCTCAAGATCGTCAAAAGGCTCAGGCGGCGTATATTCTCCGGACTCCACCATTTCGTCAAAAACCTTATGCAAATAGTCCTGAACGGCGTTCGCCAGATTCTCCTCAGCCTCAAGATCCGGAAAATCAAGAAGCCTTCGACCCTGATCTGGAGCAATAAGTCCACCCGCCATCATTTCTTGAATGGTAGCAAGCCGTCCTTCCGGGTCATTTGGGAGCTTACTGACCGGATAAATTTGAAGTTGAAACTGGTCGTCCTCAAGAGAAACCTCTTTCCAGTCAATGGTTTCAATAAACCTTTTTCCAGGAACCCTGACCGTGAGCTCACCCGCCTGGTCGTAGGCTTTTCTCGCGACAGAAACCGTGACCTTTGCCAGATCCACGAAAAATTGCTCGTATCTCTGCGCGACCGTCTGAAACCTTTGAACTTGGATATCGTCATAAGCCCGAAGGGCTTTACCAGAATCAAGTCCGCGGGGCTTTTGACTGGAGGCTGAAAGCTGGGAAACGCCAGGCTGTTCGTATCCCTTTTGGATCATGTTTTCTAAATGAGCGTAAATCTCAGGCTGTACAAGCTGCGGAACAACATATTGTGGGGCCGTGTCTCCCGCGTACTCAAGAATAGTTCCGATCATGTTGTCAAAATGACTTTTAATAACCTTGGAGCCATTTTTTACGAATATCTTGTGAGTGCCCCCAAGATAGAGGCTTCGCTGAATGCTGATTAGTGTCCGATTGATCTCAACCTGAATCGGAACGAGTTGCTCGGCCATACCCTGGCTGTAAAAACCGTAAAGTCTGGGGTTGTAACGGTAAATCGCAAACGGAAAAAAGTCGTCCTCGTGCTCTTCGTCCAAAAGCGTATCTTGTTCCGTGATGATCACGTGCCGGCCAGGTAGTTCACCAACCGGGAGCCTCCACGCCTCGACCACGGTAACCGTGTCAGAAACAGACCTGTTTGCGGCTGAAATGTAGGTAGACGTATTCGTCATAAGTCTAATTGAGTCTCTGTGCTCGGGAAAAGCCTCCGCAAGCTCACTTCGATCTATATTTTTAATCCTAAATAGGGATTTTGTAGAATCGGGTCCATAGTGACTTTCTAAGTAATCGACCAAAATTTCATAGGGGAGGACCCGCTCGTATTTTATTTTTCCGGCCTCAGCATAAGGGTGAACTATCCCCTCACCGAAAACACACCCGTCACGAAAAGCAATCGGGCCCTTTTCATAAATGCGGCCTTCATAAAAGGCTCCATAGCAGAAGGCGTCTAGTTTTTTGGCCTTTCGTTGAACCTTCGAGTCCCCGGCCTGCGTAAGGAACATGGGTTTTGGTTTGTTTTGAGAAATTCGACTAGTGAGCGTGTCAATAGAACTTTGGACAATGTTGTAAGTCAGTCGGTCTCGCATGGGCGCCGTAGGTTTTCCAGAATTGGCTAACTGATATCCATTCCAGAAAGTAGGCGTCCACGTTCCGTAAAGCTTTGCATGGGTGTTATAGGACTCAATCCTGCCCTTGTCCGCCTGAATAATTGCCGCGACTTGCGCCATTACTGCGCCAGGGAGAATCTTTTCATCAGCCAACCACCAGCGAATTCCGTTCGCATTAATTTTTACTTTTTGTGGAAGCTTTTTTTTATCCGTGAAGTCGTTAAAATCCAAAGTTTGAGTACTCATTCAACACACACCTATTGTACGTATTTTTGTCCAGACTCCAGAAGGTGGAGACTCACGTACTTTTCAAAACAGTCCTTTAAAAAAAAGAGCTGTTCAATTGTTAAGTCACTGGCCCAATCTGCTAGGTCGTTGATTTCGTCGTCCGTGTATGCGGTTTTTTGTACGGCTGGAGACTCCATGCCTCACCCGTTGACTTGGGTTAACGGAACGTCGTCTGTACCTGGTGTCGGCTTAATATCATTAGGGTCGGGACTTGCCGACCAATTCAAAACTTTATCGAAATCGGAAATCGCATCGCTTCTCAAATCAACCGGAAGCTGGCCTTCATCGGTTTTTTCAAAAACAGGCGGCGGAGTAGCTTGTTCAATTATTTTTTGAGTGGCATGGACAAAAGACAATTCCACATCCGCCGTCTTAAAACGAGAGACACCTTGTTCCTTGAGAATCTTTAGAAGACGTCCTAAGTACTCGGTATCCAACATACTTAAAGCCAAAATGATGTTTAGCGGCGATTATCCCACCTCATGCATCGCCTTCACGGCACGTTCTTCACTCCATTCACTCACCAATCCTCCTTCGGCCATGCGGCCTTGTTAAATGCTCCTGCTCCAGCTCCAGCTCCAGCTCCCACTCCCACTCCCACTCCCACTCCTACTCCTACTCCCACTCCAACTCCCACTCCAACTCCAACTCCTACTCCAACTCCCACTCCAACTCCTACTCCAACTCCTACTCCCACTCCCACTCCTGCTCCTGCTCCCGCTCCTGCTCCACCATTTATTTTTCTGACTACGGATGACCATTTTACTTTAGCTTTCCGAAAGACTCCACGGCGGCAGTTTTCACATACCACTCATGCGGCAGGGCTTGAGCGTCCTTCCATGATTTATCTGAAAACGCGCCGGTTTCATAAACCACTTTCGCGCCCTCAAGTTTTACATATTCATCATTCACGCCCACCAGTTTTCCAGCGTAAATATAATTTAAACAGAAAAGCGTTACCTCTTCACCCATGAGCCCAATCAGACCTTCGCCTGATACTTCCTCGACCTTAACTAGTTTTTTCATTTGTACTCCTTTTTGTTCATAAACAACTCTCAATCAATTTCCGCACCTCAGGCAAATATGGCACGGCCCTGTGCCCGCACTGCACTTGAATATTCTCGGCACCTTCAACCGGAAAGCCCTTCATCCAAAATGCGACGGGACGATAAAAATTAACCGCGTGCTTCACGTTCGCTGGCTTCACGTATGGTCTATGCAGTGGGCGGGGGTCGAGTGTTAGCAAAAGATCAATGTCGTGAGCGCCATCGCTATCCCACCGATTGCACCACGCAATAGCGGACGCCACTCCCATAGAATGGGCTATCACTATCACCTTGTCGCTAGAGTGTGGAAACATTGGCCCGCTCGACATAAAGCTGCCGCGCCATACTTCCGGCGTAACCTTGTCGGTTGGCCAATCGCGCAGCAACGGATCAAGCAAGCCGCGCTTTATGTAGTTCGGTGTGCCGATGAGAAATGGGGAAAGGCCCTCAAACATGACCAACTGATTCACGATGAATACTCCCAGCTAAGGTTAAATTTAGTCATTAGCCCTTGGCTGGCCCGCATGGCCCGCCACTTTAGCGCGTCCTCGCACGTCTTAATCGTCGGGTCCACACTCTCGTATTTTTCAGCGTCCCCGCATCCTTCCAAAAACTCGCGACCCGAACTCGGGCATGTCATAAATAAATACGGGCCTATCTTTTCGCCTTCCACGTTCAAATGAAAAAGCCGGTATCCATTAGCGCTGTCAATTTCCTTTGCCTTTAGCTCTTTAAGAAATTTACTCAAGCCCACATGCTTCATCAAGGCCATGCGCTGCTCTGTATTCGTAAGCTCTAAAATTTGTTTTGGCTTGATGTCATCCTTCGGCGTTTCAATAGCCCACGCGGGAACGCGAATGCCGTTAAGTGAATGAATAGCGTACCCGTCGCGATACACCAACGCGCCCGTAGTCTCGTGATGCAGGCGCCCTCGGGTGTCCACGCTTATTTGACTTGGATAATCCGAAACAAACGCAATCTCTGGGAACAGCAAATAGTAATGCGCTTCAGTCCAGTGAGAGCACAGCTCGGTAAATTTGGTAAATTCTTTTTTCCGATCAGGAAAAACTTCATTTAAAAGATAATCGTAAAATCCAGTCCATCCGGGCCACCACCATAAAGACGGCGCGTAACCGAAATACTCTAGCTTCTGCGAACGGAGCTGCGAACCGAGCTGCGAATGGAGCTGCGAATGGAGCTGCGAACGGAGCTGCGAATCGAGCTGCGAATGGAGCTGCGAAACGAGCTGCGAATGGAGCTGCGAACGGAGCTGCGAATAGAGCTGCGAACGGAGCTGCGAATGGAGCTGCGAATAGAGCTGCGAACTGAGCTGCGAATGGGTCTGCGAACGGAGCTGCGAATCGAGCTGCGAATCGAGCTGCGAACGGAGCTGCGAATAGAGCTGCGAATCGAGCTGCGAACGGAGCTGCGAACGGAGCTGCGAACTGAGCTGCGAATAGAGCTGCGAATCGAGCTGCGAATCGAGCTGCGAATAGAGCTGCGAACGGAGCTGCGAATGGAGCTGCGGCTTATCCCATTTCGTGTTTTTGATAAGGTTCGCGGCAAGTTGACACGCCATAGGTGAGTCCAGGAAAATAACAAACTTAGGCGCGGTCACTTTTAGCATGTCCACATACAAGAAATTAATCGCGCTCTTGGCCTTTTTCCTGTCCGTGGTCCTCGTCCGGTATCCGTGACCCAGCCACTTATTCAAGTACTGCGGCACTTTGGCCCATTGTTCTTTTGATAAGTCTTTTATCCGCGCCATTAGTCCACCACGCGCCGGATGGTTTTGCCGACCCAATCCGTTTCGACCACTATTCCCGTGATATACTTTTTCCCCTCTTTAAGTGTGATTTCGGAATGGTACTCTTTATCAATCTCACGGCCCTTAAAGCCCTTAATCAACCCATGCACAAGGGTCGCTGGCTTTTTCGTTTCCACGAAAGTAAGCCCCGGAAACTTATCAAGCTTAAATAAATCAACGGCGCTTGAGTCATCGAAATAATGATTGTGGCCAGAAAGTTCGCCCAGCGCCAATTGATTATTTTTAGTCAACTCATCTTGAAGGCGCTCACCCTCGGGGAATGTGTCGATTTCGAAAATGACAACGTCACCCTGGTGACCGGCTAATGCTACTCTTTTCATTTCACTCTCCTTTTGTTAATCGCGTAAAGCGAATCGGTTATTTCAGCCATCGTGCTCACGACCACTCATGCGCCAATCCTTTTCTCAGCCATCGCCGCATATTCTGGGTTTAATTCTATTCCAATATAATTGCGCCCATGCTTTTTAGCGACCACGCCAACGGTGCCCGCGCCAAAGAACGGATCCAGTACTGTGCCGCCGACTGGACAGCCCGCTAAAATGCACGGCTCGATTAGGGCGGGCGGGAATGTCGCGAAGTGCGCGCCTTTGAATGGTTTCGGCGCGACCGTCCAAACGTCACGTTTATTCCTCATGCCGAAACACTGCGCATCGCGTTCCATTTTATCCCAGCGGTCATTGAAGCCGTCGTCACGACGGCTATGGCCCCGCTGTTTGTCAGACTTAAATCGGCGCGTTGATTTACCTGAGCCGGAATGACTCACGCCCGCGTGAATACTCGAATCGCCCGCCCACTTAGCTTCACGGAAATGCGTGGCAGGCTCTTTAATCGCATCAATGTCGTAAAAGTATTTTTTGTTTTTTGCGAACATGAACAAATACTCGTGAGAGCGAGTGCATCGGTCTGTCACGCTCTCAGGCATGGGATTAGGCTTATGCCAAATAATATCTTGGCGTAAAATCCAACCGTCCGCCTGTAGCGCGAAAGCAATTTTCCACGGGATGCCTACTAGGTTTTTTGGTTTTATGCCGATAGGCGGAACGCAATTGCGTCGCTGGTGCTGGTGCTGGTACGCAAGCGAGCGTGAGCGCTTATCGTGCGTCGTGTCCGTTGTTCCCCCGGCGCGCGCATAGCTGTCGCCGAGGTTAAGCCACAATGTGCCCCCCCCCTTAAGAACGCGGCGCACCTGTTCGAAAACCATTCGCATGTGGCCCACGTAAAGCGGCGGCGTGTCCTCTTGGCCGATTTGTCCGTCAACGCCATAGTTGCGTAATCCCCAGTATGGCGGCGACGTGACTACGCAATCAACGTGATTCGCTGGCAGCGTTGCGAGCTTTTCAAATACATCTCCCACTAAAATCACACGCCCCCAAAAATCGACCAAGGCGCCGGGTCTGCTCAGGCTGGATTCGAACCAGCTCTACGCTCTGAACAAACGACGCCCGAAATACCATTCGGAATCACGTCCGCCGACACGCCAGCGCCATGGTCGAAAGGTTATTTACAAAATCCCAATACTTCATATAGGAAAATCCACCGCTTGAGTATATAAATGAAAGCGGTAAGTCCTCTGTCCATACAGCCCATCACACGCCCCCAATCTCGTCCGTTGCCCACGCAAGCGAAGCGATGCACACGCCGAGCACGATAGCCGCTGCGGTGATTGGAACTATTACGAGACCGATAAATAACGCGCGTTTTATTCCTTTGCGCATTTTTGTATTTCCTGTATCTCTTGAAATAGCCACTCGTCCAAACCCTCTGTCGCCTTCTTTGTCTCTTCGCTCCACCGAATCTGTTTAATAGCCATTGACTGTTTGTCAATAATAAGGGCCATTCGCCTTAACAGCGACTCAATTTCTGCCGGAGGCTTTTTCACAATTGCAGTGATCGCCGCCCCAATTTCAACTTCCACTAATCCCATTTCCCCTCCTATGGAGTTTTTGTATCCTCTGGTTTAACACCGGCCTCAAACGTAACACCCTCACAGTCCCCACTTAAGTCAGGTCCGCACACTGGTCCTCGTAAATAAGCCTCCAGGTCATCAGCTTTTATCCAAGCGTTTAATTCCCCGTGAATAGAGTCTCTGTGAAAAATATGAACCGTTAGTCCTGCGGATCTGCACCTTGCCCACTGCCCCTTGCAATCGAGTTCCTCCAGCCGTAATTGCTCGTCGATGGATTTGGCGACAGGTCCCTTTGTTACTGAGCCATGCGGATCATTTCCAGTGTGACTCATAACCACTCCTTTATTTCGTTTTTTCGAAATCTCACAGTCGAACCACGAAACTTACTCTCGACCTTTTCCCTTTTTTCCCACATACCCCTGCTTTTAATTTTCATATGACTTGGATTTACGCATTCCCTGTGGACACAGGTCCTTAGTAGAATCTTGCCAGGCGGAATTTCTCCGTGTTCAATCTCAAAAATTAACCGATGGGCAACGAAAGCTTTTCCGTTTACGGTGAATTGCCCATAACCGCTAAGCCGGACAGTACCTAGCCAAAACCAACACTCACTCGGAGTTCCCTTTAAAACTTTTTTGTAAATTAGTGGCTTAAGCCGTTTCAGATTCATTCTTAATTCCTGTCGGTAAAAAGAACGGGAACGGCGGCGGCGGTGGAGACTCTTCTATTTTCTGAACTTTTGGCTTTACGAAAAGGTCCCGGTTGGCGCCCCACGATTCACGGTATTTCTTCATGTACGCAGCTTTGGCCTTTGTACACACAAGACAACGGCACCCCTTAATATAACCGCCGTGACCGTGCTTTACGATTTCGTTCACCAACGCCCCCTTTAAAAACCTTGAAAGGCATGGCTCGAATTACATGCCCGTATTCCGGCCCATCCAGAATGCAGACTCCACGCCTTCCAAGGGAAAACAAAAATTTAAAGGGATTATTTGAGAATTTTGATCCGGTTAACGATCACTTTTTAGATAGCATCATCCTGGGAAAAATCAAACAGCGAATCGTCAAATAGACCCGTAACGTCAAGAGTGTTGGGATTTTGTTCACGCTGGACCTGCTCTTCTAGCTTCTTAATATGCTCAGGCTCCCACCTTTCCTGCGAGTCCCAGGCGACTGTCTCTTTGGCCTTTTGGAATAAATAGTTAAAACAATGCCGCCAAAGGTAAAGCGCCGCATCGGTGCAGTGATTTGGAATTCCTGGGTGTTCTTTTCTTTGGCCAGAAGGGGTGAGTTTAATAAGCCCATCCTCAGTCGTCCACACAAGCGACATATACTCCCTTGCGAGCAAATCGGCACCAAAGGTGAGCATAATCTTTCGCTGAATAAATTCCGTATTCATGAGGTTAATAAAATCCTGCTTACCATGTTTTTCCGCCGCAATAAGATTCAGGCGGTGACGGTTATTCAACTCCGCCACGGCCTGCGCGTTCGCGTTGTCCACAATCTTTACTTCAAAGGTGAAGCTTTTTTCCAGTTCCCGAACCTTGTCGGCCACGTTCGTTACATCCATATTTAAATGCTTTTCGGCGTGGATGAGATAGAGGATCGGGTCGGCCGGGTGATAAGCGCCGATAACAAATGCTGAAGGGTCAGGATTATGCCCAAGGTCAACGCCCAGAACATAATTAAAAGGAGTATCATAAACAGGAAGTTCCTTAGCCCAGTTACGATCTGAAAACTTATAGACCTTTGCGTCCTCATCCGTGACCCACTTGTTTAAGTACGCCTGCTGAAACATGGGCGTTTTCATGAAATCCGGCCTGTCCCTGGCGATTTCGTCTAATTCCGTTTGCCAATTCTTTGCAACGAAAGGGTTATCGTGAGCCGTCCAAGTGTGAAGGCTCCAGCCCTTCTCTTTTTCTGTCGTGATGTCGTAAAAGAGCCCTTGGGTGATATTGGAACTCATCCCCGATAGAACTATGGTTCCCATGGTGTCGGTCATTGCGGGCTTTAACGTTACATAAACCAGGTCTCTTAAGTTGATTGTGTAAAGTGCCGCTTCATCAATAACGACCAGGCGGTATTTTCGGCCGAAGAGCTTCCGGCGCTCTGTTTCATCAACGTCCACGCCTGCCACATAACAAAGGGCTCCGTTTGGGTGGGTTACAGTAAGCTCTGTTTCATGGAACTTTAAATCTAGATTGTCTTTTTCATCTATGTCTTTAAGGACATCCTTCCATATAATTCCTTTCGCAGAAAGACGAGTGAGCCCAAGGTATAAAACGTTGCACCTTGGTTGTTCATCCATTTCTTTTATAAGGTAGATGCCGTCGCAATAGGACTTGGCTCCACGCCGCGTGGTCCAAATTGCCTTAAGCCTCGCATGGTCCTCAATTGCCTTTATCTGTTTGTCGAAGGCCCTGTTTTTCCAATTAAACTTTGGACGCCTTCTTGATTCTAAATAGGCCTGAAGCGGGTCTGTTTTCACCCAACTTTTTCGCCCCGAAGGATTTTAAGATGAACTCGGCGCTCGGCTTCTTTTTCAAAAACCTCGTCCGGTACATCGGACAAAGTAAATTCCATGTTTTTTAATTTTGGGTACACATACGGCATAAGCGTCGCCGCGGCCTGAAACCTAAACATTTTGTCTGTGTCGTTCAAATATTCGCATAACGTCTTGACAGGATCGGCGCCAAGTTCTTGAATACGAATTGCAACCGGAATTAGCGTCTTAAATTGTGTTCCTCTTGTCTTGGCCATTTGACACTCCGCTCTTCAATATTATACTTTTTGCCTAATTCTTTTTTTCCCAACATGTTCAATCATCTGCTGTTTACTGACCACTTGTTTTCCATTTAAGCCTAGGCCATTTCTTATCGTTTCAGCTTCCGATTTGTCCTGCGCCAAATGTTTTTTGGCCCATTTTTTAGCGATAGTCTCCTCTTTCAGCTTAAGCCGGCCCAAGGGTTTGTTCCTTGGGGGGTCTCCCTATTTTTTTTGGTGAGGTGATATCAGTTATGCTCGCCAAAGATTCTTTCTCAATCTCAATACTTTGAATGTTTGCGAATGGAACAATGTGCTCCCGGCCGGTCGCCTTTACTTTTACCCAAACCCCAACGGGTAACAAAAGCCTCGCTTCCATACCACACTCATCAATCTTAAAGGCGTTGCGTGGCTTAGGACCCACCATAGGATCCAGGTGACAACGAAACATGATTACAGGTCTTGATAACTCCACTTAATTCTCCTTCAGATAAGATGTGGGTAAAAAAAATAATTCTTAAAGTTCTCTCGTTTTTTCTGCATGATAACGCTCGCCCTATGGGTCTTGTGCGTGAAGAGCCGCGGGCCATCAAATTCCCTCGTTGCCATAGAAAGAAGGTCCGTCCCAATCCCTTGTTCCCGAAAAGCATCCTTCACATAGAGATAGTGGACAATTATCCCGCTACTTTCTGTGGGTCTTTCAAGTGCGACCCAACCAAGTATCGTGTTCTCATCAGATGTCGCCGCACACACAATGGCCGTCGCCGTTGGCCGCATAAAAAAGCACTCTCTGATTGGCCGATGTGTTGCGTGAAATTCTTGGGGAGTTAAAAACTCAATGTAGTTCGCGCCCTTATAGTAAGACGTTCCCCATGAGCTTTGAAGAAATGGAATGTCGGCTTCGGTGTAGGGCCTAAAAGTATAGGGTAGTTCCGCTTTGACAGCTTCCATATGTGAAGCCAAATTGATGTCTAAATTGCCTTGTAAACCTGCGCCTCTTGAATTGAAACTGATCCTATAACCTGGTTGACCAGGGAATGCTGGATCTTTCCAATTTGACGGGAAATCCACGCTTGATCAGTCCTCACGGACCTGGCTATCTCCCTCTGCGAATTACCCTCCGAATGCTTTGCCCAAATTTTTTGGTCACGCTTGCTATCGAAAGATCCGCGCTCCGCCATTTGTTCACACCACTGGTAATAACTAACTCTAGCTTCAAACGTGGTACGCGAAGCAAAGTCATAGATTCTAGCGAATCGCTCCGACTCAAACTTTCTTTTTTCTATACTTGATGAGTGCCCGGCCTCAATGTCGAGGAAATCCGACCTTTCTAAGGTCTTGTACCACCTGGCCTTAAGAGATTTACAAGCCTTACACGACTCGTGGAAAATTGAGTGACCAACTGGACATGTATTAGGCTGGGAGCGTTTCGCCATTTGCCGTCTTGACAATTTCACTATCCGGCATCTCCGAAATCCTTCTGGATGTTTCTTCTAGAATAACTTGAAGCGCCTGAATGGCAACGGTCTTTTGGTCGTGTGCGGTTTTGTTTACCTGAAGGCGTTTCGCAGCGTTCGCAATTGAACCGTATGACTTTCTTAGCTTTGTCGCAGGAGTGGCCGTTACATGGCCGCATACCGTGAGCCACACGTCATGCCTGTCCTCTAGACCATAGTACTGAATGAGGCGCCTTTTGAACTCAACAAACTCCCATTGGTTGGTGGGAAGTCTCCGCGGAACATAGGCCGTAACGTGGTAATACGCTTTAGCAAGTGATTTCCGAATGTCTTTGGCAACTGTGACATAGTCGGACCATATAGCTCTTAGTTGTAAACCCATTTCCGCACCTCAAACACTTTCTTTCGTAATCTTTGATTGTCCTCAATCCATTTTGTTTTCTAAATTTATTGGTTTCATACAAACCTAAGGCACCCCACGCGTTCGCCTCAGGGTCATCAGGTTTCTGCTTTTTTCTCCGACTCATGCTTTCTTTTCTCTTTTTGAAAAATCCAATCCAGTTGCCCAGCCGCCTTATCCATGTCCTCTTGCGTGGCAAACGGAAGCCCAAGAGCCTGCATTCCGTGAATGTGAACAGACAAAATGAAGTGACATATAGGTTCGTCTTTCCTTGTCTCCCTTTGGTCCAGAGCCGAATAGCTTAAAATTTGCTCGGCCCTAATCCTGTGAACCCCAGACATTGACTTCACCGTGATAAAGTCCCCATGGTCCATTCTAACACTTTGTCCGATTTCGCCGCTGATGTGATTCACTTTATGCACCAAACCTGTTTTCTGTTTTTCGCCAAATGGCTGTCACTTGGCGATTGAATTCATTGTGCGGGTTTCTTTTCCAAAAGTCGGTTGGGTTTTGGCCCCTAATGACTGGCGGAATGTTTTTCTCTTTTTCCGTAATCTCGGCCATAAAAACGGCGTCACTCGCGCCCACAAATCTCCCGCGGCCCTGTCTGATAAGACAATCGCCTGGCCAACTGTGGTCCCAAACGCCATAGCCTACCTGTAAACGAAAATAGTCTAGATCGTTTTTGGTGAAGTTCGCAAAGTATGGCGTCGGGAGCCTGTGGGTTACCGCCATAATCCCGGGGCCAACCTCGTCCCAATACGTTCCACCAACAAATGAATTCTGCCTGGGGTGTCCCTTCATCGCCTCAGACCATGACCTGTGGAGGTGCTTCCAGCTCAAAGAAACCATATGGGCGTTAGTTCCGAAGTCCTCGTCAATGATCGTTGGTAAAACTCTCGGATGAGGGACAAACACGACCGAATCTTTTTCCATTCCAATCGAGGCTATTGAAAATAGGCTACCATCTCCCCAGATGGTGTCACTTGGGAGTAATAGCATTGGTTCGTCGAGTTCTACGCATTTTTCAATCTGCCAAATTGTTCCACTCAGCAAGTAATCGGTGCGGTCTCTTAACTTCTCAAAAGGCTGAATCGAAATCCTGTCCCACGGCATGTCGGGCAAAGACTCGTAAACAGCCTTTGTAACGGCGCCACTGTGCTTTTGTTCGCAAAAAATGTTCCACACAACCCCCAGGTCTTTCATGGCGGCACGGTTTCCTGGTAAACTCAAAGACTTTAGGCACCCACGCTTCCACAGGTCTAAGTGTTTGTCGCCCCAGAAAACGGTTAAGGCCTGAATCACGCCGGCCTCAATTCCGGCTTTTTGGTTTGGCCGTGTTGCTGAACCATGTGCTCAAGCATCCCAGGCATCTCCTGGCCCCACGTGTAGGTGCCCTGATGGCTCACAAGCGCCCTGGTTTGAATGTAAATCGGAATGTGAAGCTTTTTAGCAAGATCCACAAAAAACCAATCCTCGCCGCGAAATCTGCCAGATTCTTTTTCTGAACCCATCTTGAAAAATTCCAGGTGCGTGTCCCGGTCATTGTTGTCGAACGGAAAATAGGCGCTAACATGCTCTTTCATGAGTTCAAACACCGATCGGTCAATCATCATGAAACCAGTGCCAGATCTTGAAACTTCAATCTCGCCTGCGATATCCGCGCGTTCCGCTACGAATTTATAATACTCTTCGCTACTTTTGTTGTTTAGGTCGCCGAAGTATCCCCGGTCCTTTTCAAGCGGGTCAAAGTTTAAATTTATCGGAAATCTTTTATGCGGAGTCACCCCGGAAATGATTCTGCGGCTTGAGTTAAACAACCTAAGGGCTGAGGCCTTGTCCCAGACCTGATCTGAGTCAATAAACAAAAGTTTTTGACATTTGGATTTCAAAAACATGTCAACGAGAGAGTTCCTGGCATGAGGAATTAAACTCGAACCCACCACGCGAGCCATTTCAAAGTAAATCCCTTGCTGTAAACAAAAACCAGATAGATCCGTAAGCCCAAGCGCATACCCAATCGCGCAGTTCCCATCGTGCGATGGGGTTGCAATCATGAGCCCCGTTTTTGGCTGAATGGAAATTAGTTTTTGAATGTCCTGGTTAACAGACCCACTATGGATCCATTCGCTAAACTTCTCACGGTCTTTGTTCCATAATCCGCCGTCACCCTGTCGCGTTTGGGGGTTAAGTCCACCTGGGCCGTTGATGAGTTTAAACGTCTCGTCTTGCTCTTTGGGGTGCATGTAAGCGTGGCGATGTTCAACGCAAACATCGGGAAGCCCGCGAGCGCACTGTGCGCCGGAAAAAAGCTGAGCCCAAGCGTCGTCGGTGAACAAGTGATCAAGACCGTTTGGAAACAGGTATCCGAGTGCCCGGTAAATTCCACCGCTGATCGCAATCGCCCCGCAAACCCTGTTTGGAAAAACGTACGGCTTATCCGGCGTTGGGCCGTCGTTGGTGAACACGCAGTTTGATCCGTTGAGCTGCGAAATAACGGCGTGGTCCCATTGCTTAGTTCTCGGAATGTGGTCGTCGTTCAGCACAATCACGAAATCGAGTTCTTTGTACTGGTCCCACGTTTCGCGGAATTTGTCTCCCATCGTGCGACCTTCGGTTAGCACCAGGCGCCAACCGTCGGGAAGCGCAAGTTTAAAATACTCGTCCTTGGACGGATCGTTTTTGTCCACGATCAGGATCCCCGGAGTTTCCGATTCGGTTTCCTTGTAGGCTGAAAAAAATCTTTCGCAAAGTTTTGGCCGCTGAAGTGAAGGCAGTAAAATTAATCCGTTCAAAGTTTCATCCCCCGTGTTTCCAGAAAAGGGTAGTAGTCCCCACGCTGTCAAAATGTTTTTTTATCACGGTGCATCTTTGCGCATAACGATTTCAACAAGCTTTGGCCGCTTGTAGTCCCCCGCCCAAATCTCAAGCCGCATCGGGGGGTTACCGCGAAAAAGTTTAAGTTTGAGCTTGTAGTCCGCCGTTGGAAACCCCTTGGCTTCCACCGCAACGGTTTCTCCGGTGTCGTTCTGCCGGTAGGTGAAGTCCACCCGCCACGTTATGCGCTCATCCCGTGGCCCATCCTGGAGCACCAGGGTCTGTTGCCGCTTGATGTCCGAAATCAGCCCCAGCGTTTGTTGGTCGAGAAGTTTCTGGTGCACGGCTTTTTCTAACTTTGACCCAAAGCCGTCCGCCGCCTTAGCGCCGAATTTGTTTCTCCTCGCAAATTGAAATGCCGCCATTTATTCCCCCTTTAAAAAATCCCACACGCCGGCTTTGTCGCAGTCTTTGCGGAATTTTTTTAATTCATGATCCTTGCTAAAATCATTCTTCGGAAAAAGAACACTTTCCCATGAAGTCCCCTTCACGTAGTTCGTACACCGCCTGTTAATCGCTTTGCCTTCCGGACTGCGGAGCCAGGTTGGGCGGCCTCTTAGCGTTTGGATAATAACTGCCGCCATTTCCGCCTGATCCTCTTTCCCGGTCTTGTAATCCCTTTGCCCAATCTGGATAGAGGCTTCTGTCAAGTTCCTCAAAACCTCGTGCTCGCTTTTGTTCAGCCCAGCCAAGTTGATATCTCCCTTTTTCGTATTCTCTCGTTTTCGGGTTAAAAAATTCTTTCGCGATAAACCTTGTTACGCCGCCGTCGAACCTGTTTTTTGGTGTTCTAAAAAAAGTTTCGTAAAGGCCGTCACTCGTCATTTTGCCAGGAGCCACAGTGATTACCCTTGATGCGATTTTGAAAAGATCAGACCCACCGTGAAACTCTTCAAGGCCAGCAACAATCTCGTCGTTCGCCTTGTCTCGCTTGCGTAGATGCGCCACAAGGACAATTGGCTTTTGTTCCTCAAGCGCTAGGGTCCTCACGGTCTTGGCGATTTCCTTGATTGCGCGATTTTCGTTGTCGTCGTCAAAATCGAAGTAGTGTACGTGGTCCACCAAAATCAGGTCCGTATCTGATGCGCAATAGTGAACGGCAGAAATCAAGTCGTCTACGGTAAATCGTTCCTGTTTGTTGAAAACAAAAAGGTCCCTGTAGGCTGATTCAAAGTATTTCTCCACCTGATCCTCGTAGAGTGCCAATTCGTTTTTGAATTCGCCCAAGATCCAGTCGGTGAAGTTTATTTTTTTAAAAAGTTTTGGTCGGTCTTTGTCGGCAAGGTAGGCAGAAAGGACAAGCGGAAACTTAAGCCGTCTTTCAATTTCAAACTCACTTGCCTCAAGTGCGATGTAGTGAACCTTTTTCCCATCCTCCAGGTTGGCTTGTGCAATGTTGCAACAAATCTGGGTCTTTCCAACTCCAGACGGCGAACCAATCAAAACCAGGTCGTCTGGAAAAATTCCACGTAAGGCATGATCAAGAAAATCAATTCCAAAGCGTAGACGCCGAATTCCCGCGTCCCGTGCTTTTCTTTCGGGCGATGAAGAGTCCCCGGCTGGCTTGAACATTATTCCGCAATCCCGCAAATAGATCCAGCCATCGGTATAACAACCCGGTCTCGGAAATCATGCCAGAAATAACCCGATTTTTTTGTCCCAAGAAAATTCGCGAAAGTGGTTTTTGGTTTTCGCCACTCTTCTCCGCTCAACATTTCCGCATAGTGACCTATAGCGCCCATGAGCGACTCAAAATCCTCGGGCGTTTTGATTTGCTCTTTGAATCGGTCCAGGGCCTTCGGGCCAACCGCAGTCCCTGGAAATTTCGTTTTGTATTTTTCTTTGGCCAAAAGAAATTCTTGTTCCCCCGTTTGGGGGATATAGGGGGTTCTCTGTCCTGTCCTGTCCTGTCCTGTGGTGATCATATCGTGATCATTTGTGATCACGCCGTGATCTTGATATTGAATACACTTAATAATTTGCAATTTGGTTAGCGCCGAATTGAGACTCTTTATCAAAACGCCACAGGCGCGTTGTGCATGTTCGGGGTTGAGCCTAACCCGGCTAGAATTGCGTTGCGACGCTTGGCACAAAATATAAATCCAGGCCTTAAATTCAGCGTCTGAAAATCCGAAAAAATCCGAATCCTCTAAAACTCGGTTCGACAAAGCGAACCAACGCGGCGATTTAATTTGTGTCCTCAAATTGTAACGAGACCAATTGATAATCTCGACTTCGATGTAATCCAAAACTGTCCCCCGTCATAGTTGTGTCCTAAAGTTGAAAAGTAAACCTTATTTAAAAAACCCGCGCCAAAACTCCCAATAATCCCTCTGGATCGTTAACCGCTAATCCAAATTTATTTAAGACTTAAGGCGCGGGGCTATAATTGTTTTTTAATCTCCCCTACATCGAGCTTGAGGCTCAGGTGCTCGGCTAAATAAGCTTTATCCAAAATCTCATATTTCAATTTTTGAAACTCGTAGTCGCCTTCGAGAATCGCGAGTTCCTTGTGGAACTGGAGCCACTTCGTATCGGCCTGCGCTGCAACGACTTTTTCGGCGTGCGATTTTCCTGCGGACGATTTAACAAGAGTCGCTTCGAAGTGTTTGCGCTCAGCCTCTTTCAGTAAATAAGATCCACGCGCCTTATTTAGCGTCTCGTTTTGTTCACTTAGCTGAAAGAGTCGTTCCTGGAGCTCAGCGTCCATCGTCGTCATTGCCCCAGGCATTGTGTTTTGGGCTATCGCCGCGTGGAGCGAAATTCTTAGGACGGGGAAAACCGCCGCCAGAGGGCCTTTGCGGCTGTCGTTGTTGCGGCCTAGACTGTTGCTGTTTAGGCTTAGCCATGATTCGGTAATCGGGCGCACCCGGAGTTTGTTTGCGCTCGTTTACGTACATATCAATAAAACAATTAGCTAGGTCCAAGTCCTTGACGGCCTCAGCCCTTAGCTGAATCGAAACGTACTCGGTACCCTTTTTAGAAGTCTTACACCATGCCGCGCCGATTTCTATTTGATCGCTCATTATTTCTCCACGTAGTAAATTGGTTTGCCGCCCTTAAATTCAAGGCGAGCGTTAGGAAAACACTTTTTGTTGTAACTACAGTAACTGCATTTCCAGCCCAGCTTGTGGCTTCCGGTCGAATCGTAAGACTTGGTTTTACGATTGTAGACCTGAACCGGCTCTGCGCCGATCCCCTCTTGATCCGGAATTGACGGCTCGTTCGGACCATTCGACACGACGTATTCGCGCCAAACCTGATTCGCAATGGCAACATCGTAGTCGTAAAGTCGGTCAAAAATGGCCGACGTATTTTTGTTCATATAAAAAAGACGCGCCTGTTTGACGCCAAGCTCCTTTGCCTTGTTAGACATCATTAAGGCGTGAAGCTGCGGAACATAGTCGGTGTCGCCAGCGACGAAATCGTCAAAGCCGTAGCTGGACGATGATTTAATCTCGATCAACTCCCATTCACCGTCCGAATTGCGCTTACCCCAGCCGTCGGCGTGTCCCGAAATTTCTGGACCATTGCCGAAGCGAATTGTTAGCGTTTCCTGTTCGTAGACATCAAATTCCCGATGCTGAATCGTAAACGTACCGTTCTTTTTTCCGAAATCGACTTCGGAATAAAGCTTCCCCGGACCAACACAGGCCTTGGCTATAAAGTACTTATAGACGTGCTCCACAACGTCACCCGTCGCAAAGACGATTAAAGAGCGGGGCTGCATGGGCTCACCTTCGATACCCTGATTCTGAAACCAACGCTTACGCACACACTGAGGCGCGGACGAGGCGCGGTTCGCGTGGCCTACTTCTTTGCGGCCGAGCTCTTCGTTAACCCATTGGTGAATCTCAACGCAGGCTTGAGTCTCGTTCGTTTCGGGCGGCTTTTCGTTTGTGTCGCCGGCCGATTTTTTAACAGGAAAGTCCCAACTCATGACATCACCTGGGAGCCCCGCTCCCACTCATTCGAAGCGTCGTGCATAAACTCGTTCGCAAGCTCCCAACAAGCGTCATGGGCGCCAGCGTGGTTTGGCGCGAGCGCCAGCGACTTCCCGCAGAATACGCACTCTGTGGGCTCCATTTTCAATCCGTGAAAATCCATTTTTACGTCCTTTCCAGCTTAAATTGACGTTACGTGTCTAAATATGTTATGTGTATTACGAGGCGGGCTTACTGACGCCTTCGAAAACCTGTTTGATCGTTTCGCCCACGTGACGGCCAATTGTCGGATACGAACCCCCAACGATTTGTTGGGCCGTGGACGGTGCAAGGCCCGCAGCTGCCAAAAGTCTCTTGGCCTCGCGGCTTCCAACCGCCCTTACGAGTTCTGTAACGATTTGTCTGTACGTGTCGCTTTCGATCATGGGCAAAATATACGTGAATACGTAACATTTTGCAACAAAAATACGTGAATGGCCCATTTAAATTACGCAGGCGCGTAAATAGGCTTGAGGACGCCGTGGACATATATAGAAAGCACATTGGAGCTAATATACGGGCCGCTAGAAAGGCCTTGGGCTTAAGCCAGGCCGAATTAGCGGCTAAAGTCGGTGTTGAGCCTCCTACGGTGTCTAGATGGGAAACGGGAAAGGACTTTCCTGGTCAAGAGCGGCTCCCCGCCTTGTGCGAGGCCCTTTCTGTTAGCCAAAGATATTTCGACCCGACGTTTAAGGGCTTCCCAATAGGAACGATCGAACGCACTGTCATTAGTCACGGCTCCGCCGCCCCGACCCTGAACCCTGGCCTTGAGCTTGTTTCCAAGTTTGCAAATGCACCACCTGACATTCACTATCTTGTCCAGGCGATTTTGGACGAGGACCCGGCCTACCTGATGCGCCTAACACCGGAGTTTGTCTCGACTCTTCGGCGGCTCTTAGAACGTCTCGAATAAGACTCTTTAATTCGATCTGAATCACGACTTACACCCGACTACGGACTCTCTGACAGGTAGTCGAGTCTCGTATATAAAAAATGTTTGCTTCTACCGAAGTTGTTTATTTGCGATTGCGTTACGTGTCGTGGGAGATTATCCATGGGTGCGGCTTTCCCGTCTTTTCTACTATAATTGTTTACTAAACTTTAGTCGTAGATAACTTATATTATGTTCCGTTGCGACTGTTTTTTTACACTAGACGGTCCAGAAATCAAGGATTTACGTATAAGTTTTGTCACTCCCCTACCCGCCCAGGCCCCTGTTCGGCACCACGGTGTAAAAAACATAGACGAAAGACAGGCCAAAACGAACCAGCGAAAGGCACGGGTAGTGCAATACTCCCGTGGCATGAGACACATAACATTAATTATCGGAATTTTGTCCTTAACAGCCTGCCAGTCCTTTGGGCGTGGACTAGCTACCTTGGGGCAGGGGATGGGAAATCAACCCAGACAATCACAGTGCACCTCAAACTTTACCGGAACCATTGTCTTTACTAACTGCCGCTAGTTTTTCCTTGGTTTCCTGAAAAGCCTTTAATTCAGGTGGAAAACTTTGGGCCTTCTTTGCTTCAGCCAAAAGGGCCTTAATCTCCTTTAAGGAATTGTCCATTTTCTGAAGGCTTTGAGCAATTTGTTCAAGAACATAGTTAGGATCCATGGGTCACCCGAATGGCTTAAGAAAGCCTATTCTTTTAAGACTGCCGTCCGCGTACCAGTCGCGTTTTTTATGATAAACGCCATCGCCGTCTCGCGAGCCATCAGCTCCCGTGTTTCCCTCAACCGTGAGCAGGTAATTTCCGCGCACGGCCTCAACAACCATTCCAGTATGACCCGCATCAGAACTCCCGTTTCGCCAAATAATAATGGCCCCCGGAAGTGGAATGTTTTTAACCCGGCTCATACCAGGGGTCTCACGCCAACACGTCATACAGTGCTCGGTTGGATAAATTCTTGAAAGAACCCCACACTTTCTCTCCGCGTAAGCAAGGCATGTCTGCACCAGAGACATACACCAGGGCTCTTTAACCGCCTCTCCAATGGTCCTCTGTAAAAGCTTAACCATTGGACCCATATTGTTGCCGGCAGATTCTCTTATCCCTACGCAAGCCTCCATAGCACACCTGAAAACAAGTCTTGGATTTGCGTCCACCATGGCCTGCCAAACAAGGCCGTTATCTTTAAGCCTGTCGTCCAGCCACTTAATCATTTCCGGTTCAATCGTCCTCATCGTCACTTTCCTCCGCCGCTCCAGCGCACATCGCAAACACAAGAATTATCACCACTATTGCCAAAACGATTCTCATCATGACTTCGATATTGATTGGACCGCCTTTATGAAAAATTCCGACGTGTCGTATTCCCGACAGGCCGTGCAATGATACTTCCACTTGCCAATAAGACCCGGCCAATCGTTAAGCCAATACGCAAATCTTGACGCGATCGTTGGCAAACGCCTCCGACACACAATGCTAGATAGCATATGATTTCTGGTCACGTTGGAGGACCTGAATTTCCACACAATGGAACTAAACAGTAATTCAAGATCAAGTGCCCAAAGAACAAAACGGGCCCACCTAGGTTTTTTGTACCGGATCCACAAGGCCCATACCTCTGGACCTGTGAAGTCCGGCCACTTTTTTGGCGCATTCATTTCACCATTTTTTTTCGTATTCCAGGCTGTTAAGAAAAATCTTTTTTTGTGCGCCTGAAAAATCGGGAAAATCGCCGAATACCTAACCGTACCCATGCAAATTGCTGGAATTAACTGGTCCCTGGAAAACCTGTCCGGCTGTCCGTACCACCTTGTCGTATCCGGATGCCGAATGGGAACATAAAGGCCAATATTAAACGGAATGTTTTTTTCTATATCGACGTTCAGAGCACCAAGAGTCCCAATGATCGCGGCACTGTCCCCGCCATCAAAATTACCGTCCTCACCAATAGCGCCAGGAACCCCATTTTCATCAAGAGGAGTCACTGGCCCCCGCCCCGTTTCAACTCATCCTCAGAAGACTTAAAGTCGTCTTTCATCCTGAGACAGATCGCCGGGTCCATCTTGGCGGCTGAGATTAAATCAAGAAATGCTTTTTTAGTGGCTTCGTCCGCGCCCTTTTTATCTAAGATCCATTTTACAAGAGAAAGTATGATGGGCAGAAAAGAGGCAATAAGAGCCATCACGGAAAACCCCCAGAGTCTGACTTAAGCGGCTCACGGCCGCGAATCAATATCTCCTCGTAACCAAGGAGCACAAACTTGAACCCTTTTTCCGGTTCAGTCGTACACTTGTCGGCCTCACAAACCGTCACCAAACAAAAACCGGGAGCCGTGGCCCGGACCCTGAGATTGTACTCATCTTTCTTTGTAACCGCACACGGCCCACGTGTGACATACTTGACTGGCACCTGAAACTGAAGCCCCTGCTCAAACCCATAGAGGCTTTGACAAGAATCGAGTCCAATCGTGTGGTACTCATCGCCGTTACAACTAACCCGAGCCTTTAGTTTTTCGGTCGAAACAAAACCAACAAAGCCCCAGCTGGTCAAAAGCTTATCATCAAATACCTGAATATAAGCCGGACAAAAACGCTCCTCTTCAACGTCGTTTGGCTCGTAATCAAAGATCAGTTGCGTGCCAACCTCGTTCCACCAGCCGACCCTCTTCGTCACCTTCTCCGCAAGCCAGTCTCGATTGCAGCTGGAAACACGCACAAGATCCATTTTAACCGGCGAATCAATCTGAATGCGTACGGGACCCTCTGCGCGCGGGACACTAATCATTCCGTTTATGGACTTGCCCTGAGTGGTAATGCGAACGTCCGCCCGATATTTATAAAGCGGAGTGCGCGTAGTCACCGTCTGGGCCGATCCACAACCCAGACAAAACAAAAGGAATAAATGAATAATTATTCGCATTATGCAGAAGGTGCCGCGGGCTTTGTCAGAAAAGCCTCAAGCGCATCAGCAACATGAATCACAAGAGCCTTGCCGCTTGCGTAAGGATGAGCCTTTAAATCCTCAGCGGCACCCTTCATGCTGGCAATCGCCGGAACCAAATCCACAACCGCGGCAGATAAAAGCACAGGCAAATCCTGACCCGCCTGCCAACCGTCCTCAATCGCCTTGTCCACGGCCTTTAGGAAATTGGCGAGCTTTTCACCAGCCACGTCCACTGCCTCAGGAACCTGAATTACCTTATCTTTTAAAGCCATTTTGTTCTCCTTTGGTTTCTAGTTTTAAAACTCTTGATTCAATCCCAGTTATTTTTTCGCCCAAACTCTTAGACAAAACCTGAATGTCGTGGCGAATTCCAACAAGGATCACGCCAAACACGACCGTTGAAGCAAGCCCCAAAAGAAGAGCTAAAGGATTTCCAGACTCAATTGCCTTACCCAGTACTGCCCAGCCAATGGCGTCCATGCCTCAACTCCTTTTATCTATAAACCAAAGGTCATCATTCTTGCGTTAAACGTACCTGTCGCAGCTCCAGCCGACCCGTCCGAATAAAACAAACGGACATGCTCATAACAAAGCTCAGTTAGGGGAATTAAAAACCGGCTCGTCGCCGCAGTTGTCGAACAAACAAGAGTGCTTGCAGATCCAATGACGTTCCAGTTTGACGGGATGTAGTCACCAACAGGTCTGCCGCCCGCTCCATAACCCTGATCGTTTGAAGCCTCTAGACGAAAAGTCCCAACGCAAGCGCCGGTAACCACAATCTGACAAGAACCCCTAACTATGTTCCAAGACCAGGTGGAGCTAGACGCGAAACTCGCCGTTCCACATAGACCACTTGTAACAATAGGATAATTTGAAGGCTTCATACGTAATGCTCCTCAACGATAATAACTCCAGTACCGCCCTTAGATCCGTTGACACCATTGTTTCCAGCCGTGCCACCAGGTCCACCGTCACCCACAGAATAGGCATAGGTAGGATCCGGATTTCGAATTACAGCCTCAACGTATCCGCCAGCCCCGCCGCCATTACCACCAACGTTTGATGCCGTTGAGTTTGCGCCAGGTCCACCTGCTCCGCCGCCAGTATTGTCAACCCCAGCGGTTCCCGCTGATGCTGACTTTCCCGCCCGGCCGGCGCCTCCAAAAAAACCACTTCCACCGTGACCGCCAACAGCGTTAAGTGTTGAATCAA